CAAGGCATTGTTCGCATCCAACTTCTGTCGGGCACGAATCAACTTCTCTATGTTGAACGCAGTTACCGCACCAGAACCAGTGGTGGCGCTTGGACTAAGGTCTGGGGTTGCCGCTGTGACATCAATCGCAGTCCCCGCTACGAAAACCGCAGCTGTAGCAGAAGCACCAGCAGTATCGAACTTAACCAGGGCGGTATTATCCGACCTCGAGGCGGCATCCGTCTTTGCTAACTTGCATCCGATCTCAAGACCTTCGTAACCATTCTGGAGAGTCATTACCCCAGCACTACTGATGGCAACTTCTCCAGTTGCGACACCAGTACCACCAAGGGTACCCGAAACCGCAGTTCCATATGCAGTAGTGGTATTGGCTGTAACACCAGCACCGGTACGAGTCTGGACAAGAACACTCTTAGAGAGCGCATCCAGAATCAGGAGATCCTTCTTCTGGTTGAAAATGGCGGCGATGTTAGCAAGGTACTGGCCATCAGGCGCAATCGCCTTCAGGAGGCCAACTTCATCGCGGGGATCAAAGAGTTCAGCATACTCAAACCACTGAGGTTCGATCAGCCTGCGCTCTGAGTCCGTTGCGCCGTATTTCTCGTCTGTTCCCCATTCGCCAAAACGAGTCCTCGTTTTGAGTTTGGAGACATCATGCTTGAGGTACTTATCAAAGGACTTTACTTCCCCCTCGATACTTTCCTGCATGAGAGTATCTGAAAGAAGGGAATCGTACTGCTGGACCTGGAGTCTAACCAGATCGGTGTATACCTGCTTGTACAGGTTTGAAACACTATAGGCATCGCTGGGATCAAAAAGATTGCCCCCGCTACCTGATAGGTTTCCAAGATTAGTCATTGCCATGAGGATGACCCTTTCGAGACAATGTGTTACATTCTCGAAGAGTTATCGGCCATCCGGCTCTTCTTGGCTACTACGCAAGCCCCGTACTCGGCTGTCTTTCCAGCAGTCAGCCCGGCCCGTGGTTTTAAACCAAGGTTATCGAACAACCGATCTATTCCACAATCGGCAATGGATGTCAATGTATTTGTTTGTTTATCTTCCTCTTATCCACGCAGTGTCACTCTGGAGGCGGGGGTCATTCATACCGTTGTACCCCTCCTCGAGTAAAGCCTTCTGGATTTCCATGAACTCGTTTGTGTGCTCTTCGTAGTCAGGGTTCCTGGGATTGTTAATCGCTCCCAGCTTCGCAATCTTGCGAGCCCTCGCTGCCAAAGACCTGTAGTCCGTACCGAAGTTCTCGTTGCTGATACCCTTTGGACTCTGTTCGTCGGACATTTCAGTACCCATCCTAACCATGAAGTCCATGACTTCTGGATTATACCCCATCCCTGTTTTCTCAAAGACGGACTCTAGCGCCGGATTCTCTTTGATTACTTGGTTATAGGCCCTCTCGGCTAGAGCCGCGTTATTCTCGTACTTCGCTCCGTACTTCTCTTTCGCCTCCTGACGCCACTTTTCTTTGGCCTCCTCCTGCTTGTTCTGCTCCTCAACCGTCCTCTCCTCTTCCCTTTTCAGGAATGGAGAGAGGATATTCTTGAACTGATCTGTAGTAAGCCCGTTTTGGTGGGCAGCTTGACGGGCAGCACCTATTACAGGAGTCAGGCTATCCGGAACTTCTGCTGGGACGCCATATCCATCCGGAGTCGTAGGTGCCCCAAGCTCCTGATAGAAATGGCTCCACTCTTCTTTCGGCGCGTCTGTGCTTGGAACTCTCTTTGTCTCACTCAACTTCTTGCTTAGATTGTGGTAAGACTTGGCAAGCTCCTCGATAGAACCAAACTTAGAGACGATGGACTCTCTTCCTTCCATCCCTGCTGGGAGGTTCTCGCTGAGAGTGTCATTCTGATCCTCCATTATTCTTTTCCTTTCAGTTTGCCTTCTCCTTCAATCAACCTTTTCCCCTGACGAATCAGGGCTTCAATCTTGTAGTAAGCACTCCGGCAACCCTGCCTCTTGGAAAAGGCCATTGGGTCAATCGGAATCCTCTCGTGTCTACCAGATGCCTCTAGTTCTTTGTTCACTCTTTCTTCAGGTTCGAGCGTCTCCTCTACATGCAATACCCTCTTCAGGTATTCAAGGACTCGATTGCCTGCTTCTGTAGAGAACAGCTCGTGCGTCTCTTTTAAGAACCGCTCCTCTTCAGTATTAAACATAGAGAGAGGGGCGGGGGCGGTCTTCCCTAAACACCTGGGGCCTCCGGTATCTCAGGGGGAGGTGCCCCCTGCCCTTGTGGTTGCATTTGGGACAACTGCATCATCTGTTCGAGGCGTTGCTCCATCATTTGCTTTTCTGCTCTTGCAGATCTTATCGCGGATACTTCCTCTGGGGATCTTAGAATCTGTGCTGGTATATCGCTGACCCTCGCGTCGTACGCTGTTACTTGATCAGAGTCGATATCGTCCAGGTATATCGGATTCTGCGTGACTTGGAAAAGAGCCAGCCTTCTCTCCATGAAGGCCTGGACTCTGTTCACACCGCTTTGCTTCTGAGCCGTGAAGAACGGAGACTGGTAAACAACCTCCATGTTTGCGTCCGGTGCCAACTGCCCCAAGAGATCCAACTCGGGGAGAGCGCCGCCACGATACATGATATCCATTACCGATTGGATCATGGGATCAAGGAACTCGTAATTCACTGTATCGGCAGAGGCGCTAAGCCTAGCCAGCGCACGAGACTGCCTTTGCCTCGACTCTTCTGCTGACCTCGGCTGTGTATCCGGCTCTTCAAGAATATCACCGAGGAAGGCTCGCTGTATCTGCTCGCGATCCTGGCGAGCGATTCCATCTGCTACTGCGTAGTTAGAATCAGACTTAAGGTATTGTGGCCCCAGTTTGACTGGCGGTCGTGTGACCATTAGTCCATTGGGAGTTATGTCCAGCTCTACAACAGTATCGTGCTCCACCATTAGTGGGGGATTGAGATCTTTGCCTGCCGCTATGAGGATTTGTCTTCTCAGTTCATTGATCCCCATTGCGTCTGCTCTGGCAAGGTGGCCCCTACCTCGGCCATACTCCTCGCCGTCAACAACCATCCAGCGAGCGATGATGTAGGGCGGCGTGTTGTATCCACCCTTTCTTATAATAACTGGACCTCCGACCCCGCCAGAACCCGAAACGGGGTCGGAGTAACCAGCAATGTAAACGCTGACGTGAGGCTTGTTGTCGGCAGACATTACTCCGTTATGGAGAAAATCTTCATTCTCGAAGCAGAAATGAAGGAAGGAAACCTCCTCCATCGGCTGTCCTGCTGAGAGCTTTTGGGCGACATCTGGGCCAGCCTCGCCGCCGAAGAATCGGGCGGCGTCCAATGCTGTCATGGTGACATGACGGACAACGAAATCAGCGCTCCCCTTGTTCCCTACCTGCCAGTACATTTGGCCTATGGGGATTGATTCAAAGATCAACCCTCCAAATGTCTGTCCTCCCGGTCCAATCCTCGGGGCGTCCTCCCTGACATGCAGTGTCGCATTACCAAGAATCGCAAAGTCCCGAAGGAAACTTGTGCTCTCCTTGTAGAAGTTGCTATCTGCCAACGCCCCCAGGATCTTCTCGGCTACAAGATCTAGGATCTGTCTTATCTCAAGGACATCTGAATAAGGAGGCTTTGCTCGCAACCTGATCCAGTCATTCCCAGAAGGAATGATTGCACCCTTGATGAAATTTACAAATGAATCAGCTGCGTTCATGGCCGTAGTATCAAAGACCCCTTTTACCCGGCGACGGCCATCTGTTCTCTTTGTGGTGATATCACCACGATAGGGCATCATGAGATCTGATATGTCCTGCCACGCCTTCTCAAAGTTAGAGCGACGGCGCTTGAGATAATCAAATCTCTTCGTTAGTTCCTCTACCTCAGGCAAAATGTGTATATGGGGCATTAGTGATTTCTCCGCCACTCTTTTTCCCTCCACCGCTGGATACCAGAAAGCCTGGCATTGGAGCTATGCGTGTGAGTCCTGCGAGCCTCTTTCTCCATGAACCGTTGGACACCAGAGGGGATGGCATTAGAACGGGGAACAGGGGGCCGTCTTACTTGAGAAGAACGGATGCTCTTGGTAATCGCGTCTACGCTCGGGAACCAGTTCGCATTCAGATTATCTGGATCATTTTCAACACCCTGTGGAGCATACTTCCCAGCGTAAAACTTCAAGAAGCCCTCGGGTTTATTAGGATGCTTCTCTGTGTAGCGATCCAAGTTCTTCTGTAGCGTTGCTGCTGACCACCCCGCCTGGGTTCTGTATGCAGTTGCTAACCGTGGATCCTTGGAACCCTTGTACTTTGTATCCACAGCCCGCGAACTCAAGACACCGAATTCCTTGCCCGGTCTTGCATTTTCATGCACCCTGGTCGCTGCCAAGATAGGAGCAAGGCGCTCTCTGTGCTCAGGCCTAATGTTCTCCTCTACGGCATGACGAAAAGCGTAAGCCGCAGCAAGACCATCCTTTTTAGAGATCCGCTTCGTTGAAGCGGAATAACTACTAGGATGACCAACCGGAGTGGGGGCTGGAGGGACATAGCTGAAGTTACTCTGGATTGGAGGCCTCTTGGGAGGCTTCTTGATCTTTGCCTTAGGCGTCAGGGTAAAAGGAATATTGTATTTACCATTACTCATCTAAACCTCTATCCTACTAACGCCACCCTAGAAATCAGAGAAGAAGTCCAGCACGGGAAGACGCTTAGGGATTGCCTTCTGCTCTTCTTGTGGCCTTGCGAACCTTAACATCATGACTGCCTTGTGAACAGCATCTATGATATGGTCATCCTGCAACTTAGCCACCTTACCCTTAGCATGTTTGTAACGACGCTTCTCCTTGGTGAACTCCGAGCAAGTCATGAATACGCGGAATCTCCCGCTCGCCATTCGATCACAAATCTCCTCGATTACCTGCATGATAGCAAACGTCTTCTTCCCCTCAGGGTTAATGAAGTGAGAAAACTCCTTAAGCATACTCAATCCGCAGTCTCGGTATCTATCGCTCACAGTAGAACCATCAGTGAAACCCCGGCCAGCGTCATGCGGCCACGCACATGGGACTGTGTGCCCACCTATTGCAGCCACCCTATGGGCGTAATGGAAGGTCTCCTGGCCAGACTCCTTGTATTCCGAGGTAAGGTAAAGCACGTCATTCTGCTCATCGTAGGCTAACTTCGCAGCCGCGAATGTACCTACACTGTGAGGGAAATCCAAACCTATGATCTGCTTCCAATGCGAC